CCTATCAAATATAGTTAAACCCATAAACTGAGATAATAACTCTTTTCGTTCTTTCTGTGTTTTATCGATAAATACAGTTGAGTTATTTTGTGAACTCATGGTGGTAAGAATAAACTCATCGAAACTACCAATTACCTTTTGTATGTTTTTCTGTGTTGTTCTTCTTTGGTCACCATTCAGACTTACTCGTTCACCACTATCATCAATAAGATAAAAATCAACATTAACTTTAACATGACCTGTTCTTAAATTCTTTTTACCTCTTTTTTCAATAAAATAATCTATACCGTCAATTTCAAAATTTAATTTACAGTGAAAAGTTTTCTTTTTGTTATTCATTACATCCATACCATGACGTGATCTACTACACCTATCAAATACACAAAACGATAATGCATCAAATAGTGCAGACTTACCAGAATGATTTGGTGCAAATAGACCTATAGATCCTGATAAGTTTTCAAAATCCATTGTATTACCTTCACCGTAACTAAACATATTTGAGAATTCAAATTTCTTAGGTTTCCAATGTATATGTCTACCTATGTCAATATCATTTAATATTTTATTAAGTTCACTATTAATAACCTTTATCCTGGATATCATGTCTTCATCAAGTGTAAATCTTCTAACTAAGTAATCCTCTAAAAGTTGATTTTGATATTCAGCACTTCTTACATCCCTTGTTATTTCTATCCCAGTTATTTCATCACCCTTTTGGCTCAATATGTTGTCCTGTCTAATTATTGTTACATCCTGAATTTTATATTTCTTTTTAATGTCAACTATAATATTTTTTATATCAGCCGCCGTTGTATTTTCAGTCCTAAGTCTTAACCTAGGTTTTTTTGGAATCTTATTTAGGTTTAATGGTTTACCATCTTTTACATCAATAGTGTAATATCCAAAGTCGTTTTCTATTTCAAAAAATTCTGACTTTTTTGTTTTAACGTCCCATAACATATAGCCATGATTTTCAAATGTTTCTCCAAAGTTTTGTTGTATTAAGGATCCAACATAACATATTGTTTTTTCATCATTTAAAAATTGCTTTTTATGAATATCCCCAAGAAGTACTAAATCATATCCATCAAACATTTTTGTTGTCATATGAGGATTATCTACAACATATCCAATATCAGTTTGTGATTTATTTACAGGTCCATGATATAGTGCTATGTTATACCCCTTTGGTAGATCTTTTTTTGTTAAGTAGTTTTTAGGATCATCAAAAACTGACATTACAATATAATTTATTCCAGCTATTGTATATATTCCTGAATCCTTTAAGTAATGTAAGTTTGGATTGTTTAAGTTATCAACAATTGGAGAAAGAGAATCTAGTCTGCTAGGATTATTTAGGTTAGCATCATGATTACCAGTTATAACAATTGTAGGTCTAATTTTTGCAAGAGTGTTAAAAAAATCACTAACCATTTGTATAAGTTCTGGACTTATATCAGTTTTTGTATGTACTATGTCTCCACCAACATATATGACAGTTTCCTTTGGAGTTTTTCTGGCTTCTTTATATAGTTTTCTAAAAACTTGTTTATATTCTTTATGACGTTTGTAGTTTCTTATATGGATGTCTGCAACATGCAATATTTTCTCAGTAGAATTAAATCCTACATCAATAATTGTATTCAATATAAAACTCCTAGTTATACTTTTTTATGATTCGTTTTACAGTAGACATTCTAACATCGTTAAATATTAAATCCCATGCAAAAGGTTTTCCTTTTTTCATATATGTACATGATGCATTTTCTATTTTTAAAACTGTACATAATTCATTTTTCATTTTTTCGTTATTTGTGTATACTTTATGACTGCCGGACACATATGGCCAAATTTCAATTTCTAACATAATAATTTAAACTCCATTATTTTTAATAAGTTTAGTGGATTGGAATCACTAATTAATTGTTGTATATTTTTAAATCCTAATTCACTAGGGTCTTTTTCAGGTAAATCTATAAAATGAACATCTATACCATTTGACATTAAATACTCTGATATTTTGAGTGATCCTTTTAATGCATCCCTGTCTAGTGCTATGTTTACTTTTGAAACCTGTTTTTGTACTATTTTTATTTTTAGTTTATCAGACATTAATTTTCCAAATAATGGAATGGCATTTCTTCTAACTGCAATTGCATCAAATGCACCTTCAACTAAAGTAATAGGTTCATCCCAGTTTATATGTAAATCAAATCCAATAATATCCTTTGATACTGAAGGGTTTTTATGTTTATAGTTTGTTTCATAATAACTTCTACCAGTAAAAAAGTTTAGTTTACCATTGCAGTCATAACTTGGAATAATTATCATTCCACGATATGGACCACTTTCACAATACCCAATACTATACTTAAAAATATCCTGTGGTGTTATTCCTCTTTTAATAAGATAATATATTGCATTTTTATATTCAGGACTTTTAGTGTTGGCGTCTTTAAATGCAATGTATTCAATAGGTAAATTCAATTCATCTGAATATTTTTTGTTAGTATTAAAGTCAAGCCTATCACCTAATAGATTTGAAAGTTTTTTAAAATACTCATGAGGCGCAGAAAGTTTTTTAAATAGCGATATTATCTTTCTTCCTTTAACACCACAAACCCAGCATTGCCAAAATTGACTAGATATGTTTACTTGTAATTTTTTCTTGTGGTGATTACAAAAAGGACAATGATATGATACTTCATTGTTTTTTAATTCATATCCTTTTCCAAGTAATGAATTCAATAACTTAATTATTGCATAATTGTTCATGTATTAAATATAACAAAAATAATTGACAAAATAAACTATTTAAGCCAAGATTTTGGAATTTCTTTTTCTGCCCAAACTATTCCATGTTTATCACAAAAATCTGCATATGTTGTTTTACTACCTTTTCTAATTTTTCCTTTTGCACTTTGAAAAACAATTCTAATATCTAGGTCTGGGTGTTGCTTTTTTATTAAGAGGTGTTTTTTACGGTCTTCCAATACCCACCTTCCTTTTGTTTCTACAAGTATACCGTTAGGTAATGTAAAATCAATTGTATATGTATGATTGGTTTGAGGTTTTATATAATCTATAACCGTTGTTTCGTATTCAAATTTAGTTTTTGATTCTGTTAATTGATCTGCAACCTTGTGTTCAAATCCACTTCTATAACCATGTTTAATTGCGTTCTGACGAACTTTGGATTTACTTCTCCATGCCATAAACTAATTCCTTATTTGTCTATTTTTATTTGAAATGATATATCATAATTGTCCGGTTTTCTAATTGGCTTTGGTAATTTACCAACTGCCAATAACTCATTAAAATTATTATATAGTCCAACCGTTGTAATAAAAGGTTGAAACTGACTGTGAGTTGCCATTCCTCTAACCTTTGTTAGTCCTGATGATTGTTGCCTATCACTGGTTAAAGATATTTTATCATAGTATGCATGTTTATCTGCAACACCTTCAGCCGCAAATTTAATCATTGTAGGATTGTTTGTTGAACCAGACCATGCAATCTCAACATCATTTTGTGATTCAGTATATATTTCACTCCATTGGTCACCGTTTACACCTTCAGAGGTTTTGAAAACACGACCATTTACAGTTCCTTGTACATAATTAAATTTTAAATTATATAGTACACCAGTCTCTTCTTTATATTTGATAAATGCAAATTTATTTGATGTTCCTCGAGATATTACTTTTAAAAAATTACTTGCACTAGCCGCTATATGTTCTACAGCTAACGTGGCTCCACCTCCACCATGTATTGTTTGATCTATTGACGAGCTAGCACCTGATTGTAAAGTGTTAGGCTGATATCGTATTGACCTATTAAAGTTTAGATCTATTCTTTCACCTCCAGGGAATCCTGCAGCAACCACTGTTCTAATAAATGAATCCCTTGTTAAAAGGCTGGGATTTAGAGACATATTATATTCACGTTCAGTTGCCCTACATGTATACTCAAAATTGTGGACGTCATGTGTTGCCCTAAACTTTAATTCATAGTCATCCAAAAGGTCTTGATTTGAATGCGAGTTTGAAGTAATAACGGCAAGGCCTCTTTCATAAAAAATATCACCAACTTGTACAACATTGTTATGGGAAGAACTTACCAATGCACCTTTTCCATCATCAGTTACTATATGTTTTCCATCAGATACCAATTCAAATGTTCCTCTTTGAATTTCAGTACCAAATATGTTTCTAGGTATTGATAGAATTGCAACATCTGTATGAAGTTGAGATGGAATATATGCACCAGGAGCTGGTGAGTACTGATTATTTTGTCCAGTTG